CAGTAAGCTGAATAAGCCCACGGCCGCGAAAACGATAACCGTCCCCGCTAGACTCATTGCCGTTGCCCATACGGTTAGCATAGATAAGATTTGCAATGGCCTCTTGTTTGTTAGGTCTCGCGCAATACTGATTAGCTGTGACATCGTCAGAAAAATATTTAGGAAACAAACGCCGCAGCGCCTGGGGTTTGTAGTTAAGGTTTTCGACGATGCTGGAAAAGCCACCCGACTCATGCGCACATTGGGCTAGGAACGCCGCCATGCGCTTCGGGGTGTTGATGTCGTAATCGGGAAAGAGTTGCGCAAGCGCGCGGTGCCAGTACTCGACGTACTTATTCTGTGGAATGATCTGACGTAGTTGGGCTTCGGTAATCATCTGCCGTACATCCTTTCTTCCAGTATTTCACGTCGCAATTCTTTCATCTTCCTGACTTCAGTCACCGCCGCCTGCGTTGCGACATACATGTCGTAATACATGAACGCCAACACGGGCATGACGATAAAGAAAGTCAGCAGCACGGCCATGACGGTGATTAGTAGTGACCAAGGGACGTCTTCATCATCGCGCTTCTTGTCGTTAGCCACATTAGGCCCACTCCCCACAGCACTACGAAAACGACTGCCGAAATCCATATTATTTTGGCCCTTAGTTCCGCTAGTTTTCTTTTGCGTCGCCATCTCGCCATTTGAATCAGTTTAAGCTCTTCTGCGTGCGCCTGATCTTGCTCGGCCACGATGGTCTTCCACATCTCCTCAAACTTGCTCCAAAGTGACCCCAATTCCGGCGGCGCTCGGAACACCATCGTTTCGCGTATCTCAGCCAGCATGGCGTCTAATCGTGTCGTGATGATGATACGGCGCAGCGCCCGGCGCCCAACGCTTTCCTCACCCTTGTAGACCTTTTTGCTCTCCATCTGCTCGGCCAACAGCGCCTTGCTTAGTGCGTCATACGAGTCCATCAACGCGCCCAACTGGTCACCGATCTCGGTGTACACGTCGTTCGGGTCGGCCTTAGCAATCTCCTGGACGCGCTGCACCTCGGCGTTGTACTTCTGCTTCTGCTCGACGGTCGGATTGCCGCCCGTTACCTTATCGAACTGCGCACGCAAATCCTTCAGTACTTCTGACACCTCGCCGCTGGCGCCCTTGATGTCCTTGTAAAGCTGGCAGCCCTTCTTAACCGCTGCGACTGCGGCATTTGCAGCGGCAAGAAGGGTTAGTGGGTCAATTTTTTACTCCATAGAAATACCGCGACGACGCATCTCTTCTTCAATATCCGACAAAGACGGTTCAGGAGCCGCTTCAGGCGCCGCTACTTCGGCCGGTAGATTAGGCTGCATTACATCCACCATTGGACCACCGCGCGCGCCAGTAATCGCCACTCCTTTACCAAGCGTCTGTATTGCGTTGTAGGCTTTCTCACCCTTGGTTTTTCCTTTAGCCAAATCTAGCAACAGTTTACGGTTGTTGCCCTCGAACAACACTCGAGAGAATGCTTCTGGGCTGGCAATTAGCGCGTCAACTAAAGCACCAGCTTCTTTAAGCAACAGACTTTGCGTAGCAGTGGCGCCGGCGCCGCGTGATACGCTATAGACCGTGCCGGCAGACGGGCCTGCGGTGCCCGCTGCGGTTTGTCTGGACAACACGCGCTGCATGTATTTCACAGCTAACTGGGCTTCTTTTAAATCAGCCGCGTTAGGGAACAGCGCCGCTAAGTCACCCTTTTTCTGTAAGGCTTTCAGCATATTGTCGATACTTACCGCCGGGTCAAGCGCCGACCCACTAGCGCGGCCTTGTGTCAGTACGTCATCTAAAGCACTGCGACGTACCGTGTCCAACACCGACGTTACTTGCGGGTTAGGATGCGCCGACATAACTTGAACTAAGAAGTTCTGCTGCGACTCCGGCAATTTTTTCAGCCTAGCCAAAACTTGTTCTGGCACCAATTCCGTTACGTTAGCCTTATCAAAAGCTTTTGTAAGTGGCCGGTCAGAGAACTCTTCAATGCGACGGATGTTGGCCGCAAAGTTGTCGCGCGCCTGAAGTAACTTGTCCGCGCCAGGTACCTTATTTTGAATGGCCGCGTCTAAGGATTCCTTGAAGCCACGCAATACGTTCATGGCAATGCCTTTGGCTTTGCCTGGCGCTACGCCTTCAAAGATATTGCTACCGCCAATCGTGGCCTTACCCGAATAGGCGGCGTCGCCCCATATGGCCAAGTTATCTTGCAATCGTTTGATATCAATCGATCGAATGACATCCGGTGTCGCGGGCGTCACGATCGTACTAGCCGGTGTACCGCCTGGGCCAAGCACAGTTGATGTTGTGGTCGTCGCAGGTTTGCCCGGCTCAACGTACTCAGTCAGGATACGCTCTAACGACGATTTTAGCTGGGCAAAGCCAGGTTCTTCTGGCGCAATAGTCGCGAGTTGCTGGCGGACTTTATCGACGACTGGTGAAGTGTCGATCATGCCGCCGGCTGACTTGGCCGCGTTGAAGTCTTTCTTAGCGTCGCCGCGTAATTTGGACGACAGCGCCTTGCCGTAATTCTGAAACGCATCATAAACTGCTTGAGTCGCGGCTTCTGCCCGCTGAAGCGTGACTGGCGCGCCAGCAGAGCGTTGAAATAGCCGATCAAGAAACCCTTCGACGTCGATGGCTTGCCCTTGACGAAACGCAATGGGCGCTTGTCCGCTACGCGTTGACGACTCGGTTCTCGCTTCAATGGCTAATTGTTGGCGGTCTAACGCTGCTTCGCCCGGCGTCAGTCGGCCAACACGAAGCAGCTCACTTGTCTCTGCTACTGATGGCATCGTAACGCGTGGTTGTGTCAATGCGCGCTGCGCGCCTAGGTAACTAGCCTTTGTAGCGTAAGGCGACATACCCAAAGCAAGTTGTGCGGCAGGACTTTCTGGCGCTACCGTGCCGGCGAAAAGACCTGTTGTGCCACCAACACCATATTCGCCTGCAACGCCCATCTTAGTGCGACCAAACAGACCAGGAACACCGACCGCCGTTAGCGCGGCCGCTGGAGTGCCGGCGGATGAAAACTCATACGCGCCTTTGTAGCCGGGTATCGAAAGCAAATCTATGCCGGTCAAATTACGTATGCCGCGCACCATACCTGCAGAAGAGAACGCATTAGGGTCGTTACTTTTCTTAAGGTAATCGTACAGATTTCCCCAACCACCAAGGATGTCGACAACGCCTTTAGCGCCACCTTTAAATAACGATTCACCAAAATTCTGAAACTCTTTAAGTGTCGTTCCTGGCTCGTCCATCACTGAGCCGCTTACGGTCAATAGACCGCGCCGGCGCATTTCGGCTTCAACTTCCTCCAGTGTAGGTGTCTGTGCCATTATTTTTTACCTCCAGTCAACCTAGCGCGCGCGGCCTTCAACTCATCGTCGCTCATACCGGCTGCGTTAGACCCAGACGGCTGTCTAGCAATAGGAATCTTAGACTTAAAGCCTTTGAGACTATTGTTTTCTCTAGCGTAATCTTCAAGGCGCGTAGTTTCGTCGATGATTTCTTGATTCTTCTTAAGCAAGAAATCCAGAAGCTGTCGACGTCCGGCGGCGCTTGTCTCAAGTTGCGGCACCAACCCTTGAATAAACTTACGATCCTCATTAGAAAACCCGGCGCCCAATCGACCACCCAATGTGGCCAAAACAATATCACCAGCAATTTTTTGGTAGTTCTCCGATCTTGCCAACAGACCTTTGTCTCTTTCGCTTGTGAGCCCTAATGCGTCAAGGAAGTTAACGACGCCGGTTCTACCACCTGCATACGGGCCGCTAATTAGCCCCGCATCGCTCAATGACGTCAGTCTGTTAAGTGAATTTATAGCAGCGATAGAGTTATCGCGAGTTGAGATAGCAGATTCGACGCGGTTTGCATCCAAAGTACCCAGACGCTGAGTAAACGCTTTCTCGCCGACGGACGATGCAGACGCGGATACTTTGGCCGTTGTGCGGTCTACACCACCAAAATATGGCTGACGAACCTGTTTTCCTTCTGCATCTTTTATGAAAATGAACTGTTGCCCTGCAATTTCATCAAGGTAGACCGGCGCATTGGTACCTATTGCTACACCGACCTCTTTAATGCTGGGTTTAGTCTCTTTGGTTTCTTTAGTGGTCAGTCGTGTCAACTGCGCCGTATACTCATCCTCGTATTCTTTTGTTCCCGGCGCGCCTTTACGACTGGCAAGTTCACGCGCAAGTTCAATAGCATCAGGCGCCTTACCGCCACCACTAACAGGTAAGCTGGCCAGCGTGAGTTCAGCTTGCTCAAGTTTTGCATCACGTTCTGGCGACGCGGGCTCGGCTTTTAGCCCCCTGATCTGGGTTTGCAATTTAGCGCGTTCTTCTGCAATCTGAAGCTCTTTCGGCACCGCAGCCGCACGTCCTTCACGTGTGCGCTGCGTCACCAACGCCGCATCCGCTTGGGCCTTGCGGCCATAGTCGGCCAGCATCAACGCGCCTTGCTGATCGCCTGCATCGGCAAGTTGTCGAGCGGCGCTGAAGATCGACTCGGGGCTGCTTAAGTCGATACCTTGCAGGGCCGACTGACGCGCGGTTATCATGCGCAACTGTGGGTCTTCCGCGCCCAAGATACCCGCCAAGCCGCGGCCGAACTGCTGACCAGCACGGATCGCGCCGAAGCGGATGCTCTGATACGGATCAAGCTGCGCGAGTTCCGCAGCCTGACGTTGCATCATCAAATCCTGCTGTCGTTGATACATCTCAGGCGAGGTGAACAACCCTAAAATTTCGCTTGCCATGATGGCTCCTAATTCGTCACTGCGTTCTTAGTAATTTCCGTATGGCTGGTTAGCCTTAAAATAATTCGTAGGGAAGTTTGCCGGCACATTTTCACTTCTTAACTGTGTACGGTTATACGCTGGGCTACCTGCGCCGCTAAACAAGTTCGATGCGTAGTTCCCTAACGCGGAAGTCAATTGTTGATTACTGCCCAATCCTTGCAAGAATGATGCAGTTGGATTCAGCATGTTCGCTGCTTGCATGGTCTGCGCTGCTCCTATACCACCTTGCAAGAGCGCCTGCGCGCCTGCTGGCGATGCTTGACGGCCACCCAATTGCGCACCGATATCCAATGGTTGTTGACCAAGCGCCTCGATGTCGCCTGCTGCGCCAAAATAACCTTGGAACGGCGCAAGTGAGCCAACCAAACCGCGCTGGTACTGACCAAGCAAATCGGAACCGGTACCAAACAACGTAGTGCCGAAAGCCAATTGACGTTGGCCTTCTGTTTGCGCTCTAGCCGCCAACTCGGCGTCTTCTTGCGCAAGCGCGTTGTAATACGCTTCCATCTCGGGATTCGTCGCGCCAAGTCCAGCACCACCGCCAGGACGCAAACCTGTTGCGCCGACCGACAGACCTGACCGACCGGTTTGGAACTGCTGGTTGCGTAACTCGGCCAACTGACGCTCACGTTGTGGTGCCAAGATGTCGAGTTGCGACGTCATATAACGCTGCGCAACTTGTTCGGGCGATTCGGACAGATAGCGCTCGCCTAACTGAAACAGCCGGCCGGAGGCATCCGTCAACGGCGCGTATAGCCCTGGCGCAGCAGCGGCAAGATTTAACCCCGTCTCACCACCCAACCCAAGCAGTTCGTCTTGAAATGCGCGCAACTGAGGGTCTAAAGTGTATCCAGCTCCAGATACTCGACCATCTCGCCCATAGGTAAATTGACTAGTGCCAAAACGTGTCGTGATGCCTACAGGACGAAAACGGGCTTCTTCAGCAGCGATACGCGCGGCCGCTACATTAGCGTCCGCAGCCGCGCGCGCCGCGCGTTCAGCCGAACGCGACTGCATCGAGCTGCCTAGTAGCCCCGCTCCACCCCCAATTAGTGCGGCAGTGATAGGCATGTCATTCCCCTTTAATTAACACGTTGTCCACTTTGGCTGGGTCTTTTTCGTCAGTCGCGTGGATGCAAAACCAAACACAATCTTCAATGGCTTTCACGCCGTGCGTGATGCCTGCCTTAATCTCTAAACACGCTGGCGCGTGGACAATCTGAATCTCATCGCCTACCAATACTGCTACCTTACCTTTAGCCAAGATCGACAAGTGACTAAAATCATGCGTGTGCTTCAATATGGCTTGCCCAGCCTCAACACGAATCTCTTTGGCATATAGCCCATCAGAAAAATGATGGATCAATTGCCGATCAGGTAGCGTATCAATAATCATGCAGTCCGCTTCCACATATAGACAACAATGTACGGCGGTAAGTTAGCGTTCGTTCCAGACGAACCTGTTGAGTTAATAGAAATACCTGTTGTTGTGGATATATTTTGCCCCGAAGTATTACTAGTAAATGTAGTCCCACCCATAAGTGGAGTATTATTAACTACACCTGCATTAGTATCCCCACCACCTCTAGTAAGGTGTGAGTGACCGGGGTCAGTAACAGTATGCGTATGACTTACAACAATTGCGTCTTTAGAGCCGCCAGTTTCTTCCACAGTATTAAAAGAAGTATCCCCAGCGTCTAAACCAACCATAAATCTACCGGCACCAAACGCTGTCCAAGTGCCAAACCCTAACAACGTGCTAGGGTTTGTACTGCTTGTTGCATTGGTATAGATAGAACCTACCGGGTATAGCGAACTTTTTATCGCGTCTACTACGTCTTGCACAAATGCTGTTGTAGCTAATTTAGTGCTGTCATCCGATGTAGACTGGGTAACCCCGGTCGTACCTGACGGCAAAGAAGGTGTGCCGGTGAATGTAGGCGACGCGAGGTCAGCTTTTGTAGCTATAGCTGTAGCAATATTGTTGAACTCCGTGTCAATTTCGGTGCCTTTAACAATTTTGGCAGCATTGCCTGACGACAAAGAATCCTTAGATGCGAAGTCCGTACTTTTTGTGTAATTACTCATGATACTCGCCCGTTCTTGGTGAGAATTTCAATCTTTTGGATAGACAGCTCAGAAGAGTTAATTTCTGCCTCATAGCCCGTCTGCACAATACGCCCCGATCCAGTACCTTGCGCATAGAGGGTTTGTAATGCGATACCACCGCTGTACTGTGCTACAGGCACACCATTCGCTCCGTACTCAGCAATGCCGTACTCCGACACGCCTTGCGTAGGAATCTGCGCATTTTGCGAGTAAAAATTTTCAGTGAAATCAAACCCCCACTTTATGGTGACAACTTGATTAGTACCGCCAATCACCACGACACCAATACGTTTTAAGATGGACGTTACACTTTGGTCGCCTAAATCTGACTGATTGGTGTAGTAGTAAAGACGATAGGTATCCGTGTCGTCCAAATACCCGTTGTATCTACCGATATACCCACTCTTACCGATTAACAAATCACCGTTACGACGGGACAACAATGCCGTTGGTGATATATCCCGCCAATTAGTGACTCTTGACGACCCGTCCTCTAATACGCCGCGTGTATCAAACACATAGACGAAGTTAGCGGTTGGGAACGTGATTAGGTAGAACGCATTGATTTCTGAATAAATCGCTTTAATGTTGGCCGGGTTTTCTCCTGAAGCCATTCGCACAATGTCGTTACGAACATTTTTGCTCAAGTCACGAAACGGCGCGGACTTCTCTTGAATCGTGCGTAACACCGACCGCACACCGCTGTTTGACAAGAACACGACATCCGTGTTGGTATTCTGCACCGAATCGCGTGCAATGCAACCAATCCCGCCGACCGTGTCGTAAAGCGACATCGTCGACGGCGCTGTTGCGCCTTGGTAAACCAAAATCTGGCGCTTACCAAAAATGAACAAGAAACCGTTATGCGCTGCTAACGCGACAATCTCATCCGGCCCGTTTGGCCACACGGTGTTGACGTTAAGTGACCCCGCCGTGCCGGTTGACCAGACGTGGCCTGCAATCAAGTCGGAAAAATACAGGGTCTGTTTATTGCCTGCCGTATTAGCCGCCCATAGACGACCGTAAGCTGAGATAACGCAATCAGCAGAAGGTACCGTAGCAGCGTAACCTGTCTTCTCGGAAACACGGCGATAGGTTGTGGTGCTTACCGCAGGATCGTAAATTAACGGATCGTGGCCGGTCTGGAAAAAGTAAGTGATGCCATTTAACGATGCGCATTGCCAGTTGTTGGCGGTGATCGTTGGGGCGGTACCCCCTCCCCCGTAGGTCAACTCGACGACAGCATTGCTACCGTCGAGCTTAAACAACTTACTGTTGCCAGCAAACAGAACGGTGTACACACCGTCCGCGCCGACCAGTTCATGGATGACGCCGACACTGTTCGCGCCTAAGTTGCCAGACGACGAGTTAACTTTCGACCACCCCTTACGCGCGCCGATGCGGCCATACTGGTCGATGACACAGTTAGTCGCCTCCAAAGCAAACCCGGCCGCCAAATCCATCGGCGAATCTTGGGTGTTCAGGCCAAAAAAGCCTGGTGCAGAAATCGTATTGACCTGTAGCGCCTGGCTCATGTCGGCACGAACTCCTGCATCTCAGGAAAGCGGGTGGCTTCCAGAGCTATATAATCAGAAAGCATACTTCTGTAGAGCGCATATGCTTCTGAGGAATTTAGACCGCCATCTTCGCCGCGCTCAACCAACGCTCTGGCGTAAGCGTTCTGCGTCACCAGCACGTCCGGCACCAGCACCATCGTTGAGTCCGACGCCAATACTGCTTGCGGCACAGTTAGAAAAAACTTGATGGTGTATACACCGTCGGGGCGCCCCCACAGTTGCACCTTGGCGTCACCACTACCGTCTACACCTTCAAAACAGTATTCGGTTGGCACAGCGTTTACAAACGGCTGGAGATTCTGCTTTCTGCGCATGTCCCCTACGGTGATGTTCTGCATCACGACGTTAGATGTCGTGTTCAACGGGTCACTACTGACGCGGAACTTCTGACCAGCGCCAGTCAAGGAATACTCGTACACACTTCCAGAAGTCGTCACGGTCACTTCGGTGCCGAGCGCATTCCAATCGTAAGCGTCTTCGACCTGCCGTTTGGAGTCGTTGACGAACTTGCCAATCAGTGAGGAGTAGGTAGTCAGACCGACGGTCGATACCGTCTGCTCGCGCAGGCGGATCAGCACATCGTTGACGAGTTCTAAGTAGGTCATTTGCTTTTCGCCTTATTCCTTGCGGATATAGCTCTAGCTTTTGCCTTTGCGTCCGCCTTGGATGATGCGCCCCAGGCTTTTAAAGAGAGCAAGAGCCGTGTTGGCTTGCCATCCTTAAGCTCGGGGCCGGGCATGTTGCCCATCCTAGCGAGAAAAGAAGCTCGTCGTGGGTTGTCGCCAGATTTGACTGGCGCTTTCAGGGTTCCCCCTGTTGCTGCATTATAAGACGCGCGGCCTGTAGCGTTCAAGCCGCCCTTTGGGTTTTGACCGGCTTTTCGCTGCCAGGCTGGAGTCTTCATTTTTTCCTCGGTTTAGCCGTTTTAGCCGATTCCTTAAACGCGGCGGCAGTCGGAGCACCTTTAGACCCAGGCTTGCGCATCTTCTCGCCCGATCCTGCGGCGATGCGCTTACGCTTGGCGTTTATGTTGGCGTACAGGCCGGCCTTCATTTCTTGGCCTTCTTCTTGGCCATGCCGGCTTCCGACAACGCGATCGCGACGGCCTGCTTGCGGCTAGTCACTACAGGGCCGCCTTTACCTGAGTGCAGGCCGCCGGCCTTGTACTCACGCATGACCTTGCTAACCTTCTTTTCGGCTTTGGTTTTCATACTAACTCCGTTACGGATACGACGGACGCAGTAACAGTTGCATCTTTGATAAACGCAATTCGATGCCCAGGAGTTACAGGGAAAATTTCGCTCCAATTATTGGGCATCATTGGCGAAGTAGTCACCGATGCCGTTGGGCTTGCACCAATTTGAAAATGGCAGTGGCCCGATGAACAAGCTACGCGGATCATCGTTGTGGTTGCGGCAAAGGCAGTCATTGCCACGCTGCTGTTTGTCACGCTGGCAACTTGCGTAGTGCCCAAAGTGGCAACACCAAAAGCAACTTGGTTTGGATCAGGTTGAAAAGTTGACATGTTAGTCCTTAGTAATAGGCCCGCCAGATTTCCACGCGTCACAAGTGCGGTTGGCCGCGCAGGTAAATTGAAACAAGTCGCAGTAGCCCAGATCAGCAGCGGCTACAAACTCTTTATCATAAGACAACTTATCTTCGCTTTCACCTTCGTCTTCATACTCGGCTTCATCTTCGCCTTCGTCTTCGACTTCGGTTTCATCTTCGGATTCATCTTTGTATTCGTCTTTGTATTCATCCTTCTCAAGCCCGCCAACGATGCATTCCATCATGGCAGGCGTTTGGATGAACGCGGCGCAATTACCGCATCGAAGACTTTTTACCGCATCGGTCGGTGCGTTATACATCTTGGCCTTTTTCAGCCAGAAATACTCGTTAGGCTCATCCGGATTGGGCGGCCCATAGCCATACTCCTTAAAAGCATGGTTGCGGTTCTTCAGATTGACATGCACGTCTTGCGTGGCAATCGGGCATGTTTTTCCGAATAGTCCTTCTTTCATTTGATCATCCGATCTGCGACAAAAGTAACCACGCCACCCAAGGCGGACGCGATCGACATGCCGACCCAAAATCCACCTTTGGATTTGTTGGCCATTTCCAACAACTGCTTAATGTCGCCCCGCATAGCGTGAACTTCGCTTTGCAGCGCCTCGACCTGAGCTTCTAACTTGCCGAATTCTCTTGGATCAATATCAGACATTTTCCATCTTCCTTGGTCGTCCGGGTCGCCGAGCTACTTCAGGCGGCCGCATGACTACAATGTGGGATATCTCCTCGACCGGCGCGTCTTCGTCAACACGAACGTAACCGGCGTGGCCCTTCATACTTTCAATGTCGTGCGGAAGCGTAAACGTAACAGTTTGCCCGCTTTGCAAACAGCGGAATGTCGCGACCATGGTGCCTCCAAAAGTGAAAACAGGGGCCGAAGCCCCTGGGTATTACGCCAACGAACGAA